AATTGCATTATCTAATGTTATACCACGAAGATACGAAGTTGTCAAGAAGGTAATACTACCTTGATTTTTTAATCTGTCATATAACATACTAAATGCATTATCGCTTGATTGTTCAAACATAAACTGTACCATGTTGTGATATGGTACTTGATATAATGCAGACTTATCTTCTTCATCACCAGGTAAAAAACCAATATCTCTAGTTGGAACTACTGAACGAATTATGATTACATTTTCATATTTTGTTTTTGGGTCTAACACTTGCTCTAGTGCAAGATATAAAGAAATAAAAGTTTTACCTGTACCTGCCGCACCAAAGAGAAATAGATTTTTATCTTTTTTTCTCCAGGCTTCAAATACTACTTTTTGATTATCTGTAATTGGTTTGATTGATACTAAATCATCAATCTTAACATCGTGTTTTTTTGCCATATTAATCTCTTGGTTGTCTTAAATAACTAAAATGATTTCCTAAATTATCTGTTGCAGTAACATCACCTTCTTTGTTTGTTGCCAAACTAAAGTAAACATTTTCTGCAATACCTATTGTTCCTTCATAACGAAAAGATGCATCATCAAAATGAATTTCAACTTTATCAATATATTCTGCAGGTATTTCTGTTCTAGTAAGTTGATTGAATTGTAATCCAGAATAATTAGGATGCCAGAATTGATATTTGTTATATTCACCATTCTTTTTTACTAATTCAATAGAACCTAATGGTTTATCAGATACAAACATACTAGGTGCAGAACAACCCCCAGCAGCTTTTATAAATTCTGTATTCATATATAAATTACCATATATGTCTTCTGCAACTACTCTTAAATAAGTATATGCATTTACTCTAATATTAGTTTCTACATATGCAGGTATATTATCAAATTCAAATATAGCACAACATGGTGTAGGATTCTCATCTATAATGAGAGTAAATTTAACTATACCAGGCGAATCAGTATAAATCTTAATTGGAACATTACCACCATTTATAGCACGATATGGTGCCTCTATATGAATGAATTGACTATCACCAGTTATTTCTTTATCATTAAAAACGGTCTCTTTAATCCATTCATTCCAAGAGTAATGTGTTGCTGAAGATACTGGTAGACAAACCAGTAATAAGATTAATAAAAGTTTTTTCATACAATTATTTAGTTCTCTTCTTATGTTTATTATAAGCTCTGTTGGCCTTGATTTTTCTAATTGTTTTCTTACCATATCTTTTTGCAAGAGGACTATTAGGGTGTTTATCAGCGATTTTATGAAAAACTTCTTGCATACCACTATCACCCATTTCAGATTTAGTTGTACCACTTACAATATTCATTGTTGTAAAAATAGATTGAATGTGAGGATTATCTTCTAGATATTTTAGTTTTTCTTCATATGACATTATCTCGTCATACTCTTCACCTGTTTTGTTATTTCTAAATTCGTATCTAGGCATCTAACTTTTTATTAATCTGTAATCTCAAGTCAAGAATTCTCTCTTCCATGTAATTAACTGAAGTATGTACATAACCCATATCTTCTGGACCATTATCTTTAATAAATTTTTTGGCAATTTTTACTTCATCTTGAAGCATCATAAGTTTATCAAGTTTAGATATCATTTTTTTATCCTTTCTATTTCATCATTTAATTCTTTAATTCTAATATATAAATTTTGTACTTGTTTTTGTAATTGATATATTTCAAACTTATAAAGTTCTTCTTTACTTAACCAGTTCTTTTTAAGTTCTGCTCTATCTTTTTTAATGTTTTGTGATTCTAGATAATTTAAATCACTATCTACTATGTGGTCATTAATCATATCATAATATCCTTTTTTTGAAACCATAATGGAACACTCCTGTTTTTCCAAGTAGCGAATCTGACTTTTTCTTTTATATAGTAATTTTTATAAGCAGATATAACATTATTAGTCTTACAATACTCTGGCATGCATTGTGGTAATGATGTAAGACCAGAGTCTTTTATATTGTTTGGTGGTCTTTGTAACCACTTCATCGGTTTAGATGAACCGTGAATCTTACCATATCTATATGTATATTCTTCTAAAAGAGCTTTATATAGATTAAATAGTTTCATATAATTCGATTTAGTTTCCATAACCCAAACAGTATCAGGATGCTTTGTATGTGCAGCTAGAAATATATTGTTTTCTCTATCATCATTCAATTTCCATCTTTTAACATTTCTACCTGTTTTACTTTTACCTATATACATTTCACCATCAATTAAACGATGTGCAGTAGATAACATTTGTGCATACTCTGTTGGCATCTTTACAACATGCTTATCACAATGCATGATTGAACATTGTATTGGGTCTTCATGTAATTCAAAAATATTCATTTATAAAATATGTGCCTTCCTACTTTGGTAGTTACTTCTAAATGATTGGCCCACCTGGGGTGAACATAATCTGCATGATACCAAAGTGCACCACCAGTTATATCAATCATACCTTCGTGTTCACCATTGACAAACTGTTCAGCCAATTCAAACAATTCTGAATAAGTTTTATCATCTTTTGGTTCATCTGAATAACCATCACAGAACCAACTAAACTGACACTTATTCTTAATAGGTTTTATAATACCCTTTTCTTTTAACCACCATTGTGATATCTTGGCTTGTTCTATTACCTCACAAATAGTGTTAGGATATTCTTCACTATTTACTCTATTATACACTACTTGAGTCGTTGCCACAACCCCTGCGATACCTTCACTTCTTGCCTCAAAATACATATTTTTTGCAAGACAAGTTATTTCATTATTCTTAAAAAATGGGTCTTCTACTGGTATCGGTGTAACAGAATTTGTTCTTATAACAATTTTTTGATTATCTATTTCACTATTATCACGAAAGAAAATGTTATAGAATACATAACATAATCCTAGTAATATAAAAATTAAAATATATTGTCTATATTTTTCGTCTTTATCCATTATACCTCTCTCTTTAAATGATTGCTAGAGAAACTAAAATAGTTCTCTAGCAACCTAGAATACACATTCTTATTGACCATTCTTAAAGTTTTCAAACATTGCCAATAGTAAGAATGCGATTCCAACAGCTGAGCAGATGGAAAGAGTTGTGAGAGAGGCATCACCATCAACAGCACCAGCCGCCAGAATACTAAAAATCAAACCAATTGTTGTATAAATCATAAACATAATATACCTCATAATATAAATTAATAATTATAATAATAACACATTATAGCAATGTGTCAACCCCCTAAGCACTTTTTTTGTAGTCTTTATGAGTAGTATCAAAAAACTGTTCGTCCCAACTAAAAGCTTGTTGAACAACTTGTTTTGATAAGCCCTTGAATTTCTGATGTAATTTTTTATCTTTTGCAAGTATTAGTACATCAGCTTCGTTCTCTTGTAAACCTTCTAACATTTGTATAAACATATTTTCACATTTATGTTGTGGTAATTTATCGTTACCACCTTTTACAAAATTGTATAACAAACGAGCTTCGTTTTCTAATCTAGTGTGTTGTGTACCTTCAGGTGCATCATTCTTTTTAAATGGTACATCACCGTCAGGTAACCTCCAAACAATTTTTGGGTCAAAAGATGCTTTCATAACCATTCTTAAACCTGGGCTATCATACTTTCTTAAAACCTCAATTTTTTTTTCTTTAACTTTTGCATTATTAACCATGGTTAGTATTTCACTAATCAAAGGTCTTACTACATCTATTGCCATTAAAAATCTCCTAGTCTTTCAGTTAGTTCTCTCAATCTGTGTTTCATAAAATATGGTAGAATTTTACTTCTAGTGTTGTCATATTTCTCATTCCAGCATTTATATATATTGTTCTTAATTTCATCTGGTATGAGAGATAAATCTATTAACTTACTATTTCTTTGAAAGTTTCTTTTTAGTTCATCATTCCAAGAATCAATTGGCCAAGTACCAACTTGTTTCCAATCATCAATCTTTTTTTTACCTAATGGTCTTTGTCGTAAACCATCTGTAAATGTATTATCAGGTGAAAGTATATTTGGTATACCATCACCACGGTCACCTTTAAAAATATGTTCTATTTTGTAATCGTCAGGATTTTTACCATTTACATATTTTTTAAGAGTTGGTGAATATTGTTGTACATTATTATGAACTTGTAATTGTATAAAATCTTTATCACCAGATAATATTAATATTTTTTCAAATAATGTCGGTGTTTTAGATACACAATCTACAATAGTTGCTATGATATCATCAGCTTCTGCACCATCTACTTGTAAAACTTGATAAGGGAAAACTTCTTTTATTTCATCTCGAATGAGATTTAAAGTTTCAAATAATTCATTCCAATTTAGACTTGAATCTGTTCTATCTTTTTTTCTGTTTGATTTATAGTTAGGAAAATATTCTCTACGCCAATAGTGTTTATCATCATAACATAGAATTAATTCACCATAATCATTTGAGAATTTTGTTCTATATGACCTTATTGAATTTAGTACCAAATGTCTTACTAAATCAACACTTAAATCATTATGTTTTATTTGCATCATCAGATTACTAATTGTAACCTGATTCATATCAACTAATATCATTTTTTATTTTTTTGTTTTATCCAGTAATTCTGGAATCAACTCCATATTAAACATTGTATTTGTTTTACCATTTTTTGTTTCAGTAATCATAAACTTATCAATCAAATCTTGCATGTCGTGTTTGATATCTAAATCTCTATATAATGCACTTTTAATACTTTCAATTATAAATGATAAATCTTTTATAAAAGTTTGTTTACTTATTTGAATACCATTATCACCTAATGAATGTACTAATTGTACAATAAGTGCTTCAGTAAGATTATCAGCAAAACTCATATCCTCAGCTAGTTTTACATAATCATAATTAGGTACTTTTATTTCTCTTCTAGATTTAAACTTCTTGCTGGGGAATTTTACTATATTGCTCATACTGATATTTATATCCAATAATTTACTAGACCTGTAATTGATATAATAAAACCAACTACATTTAATAATATGATAGAACCATCTTTCCAATAATATCCTACACTAACCCATACAATACTTCCTATGGTCATAAAGTATAGATTTAAAGGATAGACATTAAAAGATGTAAAACATAAGCCTATCAACAATAGGAAAGAACCACACCATTTTAAACCTCTAACTTCTCTAACTTCTCTCTTTTTCTTATACATCTTCTCGTACTCGCAGCTATTTCTTTTCTTCTCTTTTCATTTCTTGTTTCAAAGAATTCTCTTTTTCTAATCTCATTAAAAAAGTTTTCTTTCTGTAATTTCTTTTTTAGTTTTCTGATTGCTTTATCGATGTTACCATTCTCAACCATAACAGCTGTACCTGGTAATCTTTTACTATCATGTCTTTTCTTTTTAAAATTATTATATCTTCTAAACGCCATCATATACCTCTTCCATACTCAAATTAGTAACTTCTGCTTCATATTGGTCGACACCAGTTAAAAAAGCATTAATATCTGTTATCGAAAGTTTTTTAATATCCGAAACATCTGCACATTTCATAACATATTCTTGTACATGGTTTGGTATATCTTCGTGTGTATTATAAAAATAAATCATATTCACCTATATTGTTAAGTTTTATATCGTCTAATTTCACTTGATATCATATCAGCATAATGTGTTAACCAAGCTTTTGATTGTTTATCTAAATTATAAGTAGATTGGTCTGTACACTTATTTCTCATATATCGAATAATATTTTCGATACCTATAATAGCAAGTTGTTTATTAGTTTTTAAATTATCCATAATCATATCCTATCACAAAAATTATCTATTGTCAACACCATAAAATGTTGAATCACCCATTTGTAATGTACACCACGCTTGAATCCAATCAAGATTGTTTGTTTTACAAATTTTTTTAAATTGTTCTGAATAATCACCATCTGGCCATTGACCTGCCATCATAGCTTCTTCTTGTTCATATAAATCTTTTAATTTTTTAAATATTTCATTTGATACTGGAATCATTTTACATACCTTTCTTTAACACTATCACCATAATTATCAACTAAATCAACATAATCACCAAAGTAAAATAAAAATGTCTGAACTAATGTATCATAGTCACCAGACTCTTTCATTTCATTAATAATTTTGTTACCATTTTCACCTATATCTTTTGCCATTCTTTTGGCAGTTGCCATTAAATTAAAGGCATTACCTGCCGGACCTTCTATATTGATTTCTCTAAAATAATTCATAATTTACCTTTCTTTATTATATTATTATTATACACTACTTTTAAACATATGTCAAGTCTTGATAGTTTGACCAAAAGTCATTCCACACATAATTTGCAATCCAATGTAAATCATCTTCACTCCAGATGTTTCCACATTTGTCTTTTGCAACATCAAGGAACTCTTCAAATGCCTCACATTGTGAGATATCGTTTTCACTAACATTATCATAAAATCTTTCTAAAAGATTACTCATATGTTTATCATCTATATTTGCTATTGTCATAATATATCCTTTCTAAATTAAAATAATGATTCACCAGAACCATGTAAATGATTCTCAACTTTAGTTGTT